TATCACCTTCTGGTTGACAACCAGGGTGATAAAGAGTCCTAATTGGAAACATTCTCTACTTGAGAGTGAGACTGGTTAGATCTGACTCTCACACAAGAAAACCGGTTCCTAAACTGGATGATAACCCAGCATGGAACCTCCTCTTTATAATGTGTCAAGACATGACTTTATTGCTCGCGCCAGCTTAATCGCTGGGGGAACTTGGGTCTCCACTAGACGCGCCTTAAGAGTGTTAATCACTCTCTTACCGCAGCCAGCAGAAGTCTTGTTCTATTATAAAGATCGACGGGAGAAATCTCTGGTTACCAAATACGATTTTCAAAATTATGAAAATCTTCCCAAGAATTATATCTTGGGTATCTGATAACTACTTTCCACAGTTCAAAACCGAGATGATTCATTTAGCTTCTATATTCGAAGAATATAAAAAGACTAGAGGAGTCATCATGGCTGTGAAGATGTGAAAACTTCAACGTTTGGCCTTAATGAGATATCTTTCAGGTAATCCTCTTCCAAGAGGCTCAGGAGTTCGGTTAGACCGTAATGGTCTTCCGTTACTACTAGGAGCCTCTCTTAGACATAGTTTGACCACCATGGATCCTCGTGCAATACGAGCATCTATGACTGCTCTTACTATCTCTAGGAAGGAGCTCGGAGGGACTCCAGTCAGTTTAACTGACATAGAATCTCCCTCTTATGCCAACTGCAATTTGATCGACCGAATAGCTTTATTTAGTGAAGAATTCTTCACACATTTTGCCATTCAACCGTATCAGATTCCAGACTCACCCTTAACGGGGAGTGATTATCTGAAAGGTCTTACTAAAGACCAGTGAGTGGAAGGTTTGGAATTCCATTATACGACCAAAAAAGGTCCTAATGGACCAGCTTTAGAATCGGCTTTTACTGACTGATCTGCCTTGTCCGATAAGGATAAAGCGGATCTAGTCATTTTAGAGCCGAGACTAGCTCCTATCTTTGAAACTATCCAATTGTTGGATGTCGCAAAGATTAGTGAGCTAAGCTGTCCAAGTGCTTCAAAACGTTCAGTAATCTTACGAAAACTAAGCGTTAAGAAGGACAAGGAGACCAAATCTCGTGTATTCGGAATTTTAGATTATTGATCACAGCTAAGTCTAAAAGGAGTTCACGAGTACTTATTTAAGGTACTTGATAAATTACCTGCAGACTGTAGCTTTGATCAATTAAAAGGACGATCC